GACTAGCTTTAGGTCAGATTTAGATTTATTAAAGTTGCTATCTTGCAGAGGAGCCACCATCATGTTAACTCTAAGATTCTTAATCTTCTCACCATAGTTGTAAAGATTAACCCATGGGTGAAACTCAACTAAGCCTTTCTCAACAAGCGGTCTTAACGGTAGCGGAAAAGCTCCTAGAAATACCCATTGGTATTTGTGTACTGTGTCGTATATAGCTTTAATAACGTGGGCAAAGTCATCGTTCTGATTAACTCTATTTTCAACGTCAAAATGTGCACCAGAACCTGCATACAAGATTCTAGGCTTTCTCTTATACTGATCAAAACATTCACCAATCCATTTTGGATCATAATGGTTACCAATCCAGAACTTTGGCGGAAAGTTCGGTATAATGGTGATATTCTTATGCCCAGTTTTTTCAGCATAATAATCTTTCATGAATTGGCACGTGACTGTAACCTCGTCACACAAATTCATAATCTGTAAAATATTCTCTCTAATAGCGGGGTCAGTAAATGCAGGTTTGAATTTGTTATATTCAGGAATATCTTCATGAAATACTAAATCGTCAATTTCATAAATTAACCTAAAACCGACCTGAGACTGAACTTCTTTTAAGAATCTTACAAACTGCAATTGATGCGCAGTTGCTTGACGTTGTAATCTCACTACCTTAGTATGAACGTACCATCTTGGATCGAGGCACATAACCGTGCTACCATGTACAACGCAATGGTTATAAGCATTAAGAACATGCTCAGGCCATATCATACGCCAAAAACCGCATCCACTATAATCTGCGTAATATTGAACTGCGCGGGGTAAATTACTCTCCGGTGGGACTAAATCTTGAGATTGTGGTTGAGCATTAGTATTAGGATCGGCATATTTGGCAGTAGCGTTCCTATGAAGTGGTGAAAGTAACATATAGTTTATTTACCAGGTGAATTTTTTTTTTCAACTTTCCTTGAGTGTTGTTTTTCTTGTTATACCGTTTCTTTTTTCTAAGAAAATAACATCTCCGGTGCTAAGCTTTGAACATTCTTTTCTATGAGAGATAACATATATACCGCTATCAAACTGTGCTACGAGGTCAATTAATAGTGATACAACCATCTCTACACCGGCTTCATCTAAGCTAGTATCTAAGAGCTCGTCATAAAATTGAACGTTATAAATGACATTACCTTGCATTCTTAACATTTCAATAAAGGTAAACATGATAGCCAGATCAATTACTTTTTTTTCTGCGCCGCTAAAGTTAAAATAACAGACAGGTACTCCTTTTTCGTTTACTATAGTTTCTTCAAAATATTCATCAAATTTAATAAACGCATTAGAGCTTAACCTTCTAAGATAATACGAAAGTTTGTTATTGAATAATTGAAGTATCTTTTTTACAATGTAGCTACGAACACCGTCTTCTCCTAGAACAAATTTAACTACATCTAGCAAATTAATATTGTCTCTTTTTAGCTCTACATCTTTTAGATAATCATCTATTCTTTTTTTATGATCCTCTAATGCTACATTTGAATCTTCAGTTATTTTATCTAAACTTTCTATATCTCTATCAATGGTATCTTTTTGTTCGGTTAGATATTTTATTTTTTGATTAAGATGCTTTTTATTCTCTAATTGTATTTTCTGCTTATTGACAATATCCTTCAATTTAGATATAGCAGAACCGAGCTTGTTTTTAGACTCATCATAAATTTGAATCTTTTCTTCTAGTTCGGTTATCTCTTTGTCGTATTTGACTATCTCTAAATTGTAATCGTTCTTCTTTTTATCAATATGCTCTTTGTCACACACAGTGACTGTCTTTAAACATACCGGGCAAGTATCTTTATTGGTACCAATCTTGCTCAATGCAGATGCAGTAAAGTTCTTTTTAGTTTCAACAGAAGTAATATCTTTACCTACTATATTTATTTTATCTATTATTTCACTATACCTAACTTCCGCATCTTGAATCTTAGCTTCAACACTAGTTAAGTCTAATGTTTGAAATTTTTCCAACTTGTCGTTAGTAGCATCAATTTCACAAACAGTTTTGTTACGTCTGTCTAAAAGGATGCTCTTGCTATTAGCTTTTTCTTTAATTTTATTTTCTATTTGCTGCTGCGCATTAGTTAGGTATGATTTAGCGACGTCTAGTTTCGTATTTGAAATATCAAAGTCTTTTTTCGCTTCGTTATATTCTAGCTTAAGATTACTGTTCATTGAACTAAAGACTTCAAGATTAAAAATACTTTCAATGAATTTTCTTTTTTCAATCTTCTTTTTTGCCATAAACGGTGTGGTACTGTTTATGGTCATTGCAATACAGTTTTGAAATACTTCAGGTGTAAGCTTCAAGGATTGCTGTACAAAGTCTGTAGTATTTACCATAGAGTCTCTAGTAATGTCTATACCATCTTCATATAAAAAGCATTTATTAGGTTCAATAGTCCGGTGTAGTTCATAATTTCTAACTGAACCGTTCTCACAAATTGCGAACTCTAATGATACTTTTGATGTTTTTTTAGTAATGTTGTTAATAATAAACTCTTTCTTAAGTTCTCTTAGAGTTGACCCAAACAACACAAAACTTAGTCCGTCTAAAATAGTGCTCTTACCAATACCATTACGTCTATCAGACTGATCTCTGTTAGTACCCGTAATAATGTGTAGACCTGATCTAAAGACTATTTCAACCGGATCGTTACCAATGGATAAGAAATTTTGTATAGTTAATTTTTTAAAAATTACTTGCTTTGTCATTTTATAGTGCTATAAAGTTCTATTGTTTTTTTAATAATTTTTTCTTTGCAATCTACATCTAACATATTCACAAATTCTACAATCGCCTTTGATATATCTATACCAGAAAGATCTTGATCTATGTCCCCCTGTAACTCTACACTATAGTTTATTAGCGGATCTATGGTTAGAGATAAAGGATTTTTTTCATTTATCTGTCTTATGATACCATCTAATTTTTCTTGTTCAAGTAGTATATCTAAAACTAGCTTAATAAAATTTCCTTTAATTTTGTCTATATCAAATAATTGAAATTCTGATAGAGGTAATTTAATATGCAAAGGAGTAACATTATTCTCTATGAACGTATAGCCCGAGGTCTCTACATCTAAAATGTAATATCCTTTTCTGGTATCTCTTTCACCAAAATCTAACTGAAAGGGGCTACCAATGTAAACAATTTTACCGTCGTCGTATTCTCTTTCCTCATTTAAATGAAAATGTCCAGAGAATACTAGTGGAGCTTTTTCAATAAGATCCTTAGGCTTGAACCCGTGCTCGCATAATTTATGAGCATTCATCCTAAAAGATTCAATTTCAAAATGTCCAAAAATAATATCAGACTTTTCTATATCTTCATAAGAAAATCCCCACGGGCAAAATGCAAATATCTTGTTACCTGGAGTCTCCATGTATGTAATTTTGTTAAACACGTTTATATTCGTGTAACCGTCTAGAATTGATAAAGAGTTTACATCAGATTTATCCTTATAATAGCAATCATGATTACCAGGTATCATGTAGATTTTAAACTCGTTATTAAACTGCTTAAGTAAGTCAGAAGCAGCTTGTATAGTACTAACGGATATTTCAGATCTAGAGTGAAAGAAGTCTCCAGTAAAAAAGATAGTATCTATTTCTTTGTTTTTTAGATCAGCAATAAACCAATTAGACCACTGCTTTGAAATATTATGCCATGTGTTGCTGTTTTGATGAACACCCAAATGTAAGTCTGTGAATATAGCAACTCTGTTGCTTAATAATTTTACCGGCTTATCCATAATATTCTTGAGGACTATTATATGAGTCTTCACTATTATTGCTAGGTCTAGTGTACACTCTATGCTGTCTCATATCCTCATCTGCATTCATTAATAAAGTATATTGTCTCTCTTTATAATCTTCCAGTACTTGATGATGCTTTTTTTCTTTTTTAATTCTACTAATGAAAGCGTGGAACGCAATAGTTGTAAAGTAGCTAAAAGGTGAAAACCCTTGGTTTAATTTAAATTTCTTAAGTTTAAGAGCTTGATACATTTTTAAAACTGCATCACCAATCATATCTTCTTTAAAACTATAATTAATAAAATTTGAAGCATATGATAAACCGTACGCAATTTTTCTAATACTATCACCGAGATAAGCAGTAATTATGTCTGTACTGTAATATTCTGTAATAGCATCTTCAAACTGCCTACCATTTACGTAATGTTCTTTTTCTTCTGGAGATGCTCTTTTCTTTTTCCGTTTTTCAGGAGGTAAGACTGGTAGAGGCGGAGATACTTCCAGTACTACTTCCTCACTCTTCTCTAATTTCTGTTTGCTGGTATGGGATTTTTTCTTGTTCATAAAATTTAATTCGCTTTTGACCATGATCTATGCTATAGTGAGTCTGGTCCTGGATATCGATAATTTGTAGCATTTTTTTATCCTTGTGTAATCTAAGTCCGCGGCCTATACTTTGTATAATTTTAATCTTAGCTTTACCGCCACCTGCAAATATGATATTATGTAAGTTTTTAATATCAATACCTGTAGAAAATATTTTTGAAATAGCAACACAAACAACGTTGTTTTTACTTTCCATTTTTTTTCTAATTTCTTCTCTTAAATCAGTATCGACACTACCCTGAATAAAGTAAACTTCTTTATTTTGCAAATTAGTAGAAAGAATATTAAAGAGTTTTTCACCGTGTCGAATATAGTCAACCATAATCAATATATTATTTGATGCGTTGGACGAGATTTTATTAATTATTTTATTTCTATATTCATTTGTAATTAAAAATTCTATTTCATTTCTATACCTATCCGTCACTGAATATGATTTAACAGGATTAGTTTTATAGGTAATTTGTAAAATTGATATTTGAGCATTAGAAACAAACTTATCTTTTCTCAATTCATGACTTGCTCTTTCGTACAGCACAGGTCCTATTTTACCTATAATATTCCACTTATCTAAGTTAGATTCCGGTAATGTACCTGTAAATCCAAACTTATATGGGGTGTCTATACCATCTATTACCTTGTTAAAATTATTGCCAACTCTCAGAGTATGAACTTCATCTATTATTAGTAAATCTATACTCTTTAACAAAGACAAGTCTGTATTTTTACTCTGTAAAATACCCATATTACAAACAATAACATCAGCGGATAAATTAAGATCGTACTTTCCAGTCCATTTAGTGAATGTAAAATTTACACCGTACTCCATAAATTTATCTACTGTTTGTTCTACTAGTGATAAAGATGGCACCATAAAAATACATTTAAAAGATTTTTTATTTTTATAAATTGTGTTTTTAATATGGTTTATAAGTGATGATGTTATGAGAGTTTTACCACCGGCAGTAGCTAGAATTACTGTTCCTCTGCCTTGATGTAAGCAAGCCCTAACAACATCCTCCTGGTAGTCATACAGTTTTAAAGATAGCGGCAATATATTATAGTGTAGTAATGAGGTAGCCTCCCACTCAGTGGAGGGTCTCAAAAAACGTATAAGATCCTTATCAACAATACACTTCTCTAAAGGATATTTGTCTTTTATACATTTTACAATTTCATTAGTTAACCCAATATTAAATCTGCCTGTAGGCGTAATGGCATAATTTCTTGCAGGTATAAAGCTATAGCGATGTCTTAGAAATTTAGCAGCGTCATTTTTTTCAGAAAAATATTCCCTTATTTCTTTAAATAATTCTCCCTTAATAATACCTTTATTTTTTTTACTGCAGTAATCTAGCTCAATCATAAAGTTTCTAATTGAGTTACTTTTATAATGTTACCAACGTCGAAAGTCATCGATGACATTATTTTTTCTACTTTTTCTAAAAAGTCTATTATTTTTTCTTCTCTATCAATCTCTTCTGTGATGCTACTAATAGTGCCTATATCTTCTGCTTTTTCTTTTATATAACTGTCTGACAATTTTACAGGTAAATTTTCTCTTATAATAGGTAGAGTGTCTTTAATAAGCTTCTTTTTATTTCGCTGTAATTTATGGTAAGTATTTTTATGTAAAATAATTCTCGAAACCCACTTAGCTTTTAAGGAAGGTAGAGATAAAGATTTTTCCTTTAAATTTAATTCATTTATAACTGTATCTTTTTTAAGTTCTTCTATATAAGATTCTAAAGTCACAATGTAATTATACTATGAGCTATTAAATAATCAACAGTGATATCTTTTAAAAATTTTTATTTGGAGTCAAACGTAGCAGGTGACGGCGGTGTTTTTGGAGATTATGAAAGCCAAGTTGATTTATTTAACAATAAAGACTCCTATGCACCAGGCAGTGCTATAGTGCCTACGTTTTTAGGAGCTTATACGCGCGGCGGTAAAATAAAAATTAAACCAAAGAGACGTATAAAAAGAAAAAAACGTTAGTATATATAATATGATAGATTTAGGTCACTGGCAGCTAGCTGAGAGCTGTAGCTTTAGCGAAGATTCTTTTGGTTTTATATATGAAATAAAAAACAATCTATCTGGTAAAATGTATGTAGGTAAAAAGCAATGCATTACTAAATTTAAAAGAAAGCCACTCAAAGGTAAGAAAAGAAATAGATTAGATTCTAAGGAATCGGATTGGAAGTCTTATACCGGGTCATCTAATGATTTAAATAGTGATATAGAGAAAATAGGTAAAGAGAATTTTAGCTTTACTATACTGAAAGTGTGTGGATCTAAGTGGGAGTTAGGTTACGAAGAAATAAAAGAACAATTAAAAAGAGAAGTTTTATTAAGCGAACAATATTATAATGGTATAATAAATGTACGTATAGGTAGACCACCAAAAAATTTGATTAAATAAAAATTAAGTATATACTAAATTTGTGGAATGTATAAAACAGGGTGAGTATAATTTAATTTATTACAATTGCGGTCACTTAATTGATAGTATTTTTAAGCAAATTACGGAATTTAATATAGATAAATTAAAGAAAAAGGATTTACATAAATTAATTTTACATTTTTTAATTTTATCATTCTTAAAAATTAATAAAACCAAAAAAGATAAGGAAAAATCTGTGTTTTTCTTTTATAAAGAAGAGTTATGTTCAGAAGATATTCTATATATAAAGACTTTTAATGAAAGTATTAAAAAAGCGAAGAGTATCCTACCCTTACCTGTTATTATTGTAGAAGATAAAGATACTTTTACTAAGAATAATGGAATTCTTAAAGAAATAAACAGCATTAATTACAATTTTTACCATAAAAAAAATTATAATACTACAAAACTTGTAAAATATCTCAAACAAGAGAGTTTTTTTGATCTTTGCAACATGTTAAAATGTATTAACAATATTAAATCTTTATCTTACTAAATAATAATATGAGTAAAAAGTTTATCAGTGAATTAAACAGAGCTTACAAGAGCGTTTTAATGGAACAAGGTCCTATGGATCTACCTCCTATGGGTGGTGCGCCTGCACCTGTTGGTCCACCATCCCCTCCTGCTGCACCAACACCTCCAGCTGGTCCTATGCCTGCTCTACCTAGCGAGGAAAATCCAGTTAAAGACCAGGAAGCAAGAAGCTCATCAGATACTTTCTTAATAGGCTTAATAGCAAAGTCACTACTTGTTAATATTGATGATGATGATAAACTAAAAATAGTAAAATTTGTTAAAAACTTAAATGAAGATAACGCTTCAGAGATAGAAGAAAATTTAGTTAATATGATAAATTCTTATGATTATCAAAACTTAGATGAAGATTTAGATCAGCACTTAAAAATCCCGCAAAAAAAAGCTAGAAAGACGCAAAAATTTTTAGAAAATATTTTGAGTAATTATATTGATACAGGTGTACCTAAGAAAAAGAAAAAGACTAATTCTTAAGTCTCTCTATATTATTAATAGCAGTCTTTAAAACCTCTTCATTAACGTGCATGTCTTCACCGTGTAGCATGTCTTTGATTTTTGAAACTACCATCATGCTAGACCCAATATCACCGAGATCGTCTTTAGTATCTTTGCAGTAATTTTCAAAATCTTCATACTCTACTACCCCTTTTACAGAGCACAGATAGTCAGATGCTAAAACTAGCTTAGATAACATCCAAGGCTCCATTTTTGTGGTGTCCTGTAATAAATTTAAAAGATCATTAGCCGATTTTATAATTTTAAAAACTTCTGATTTAGCCATATCTACGTTTCGTTCTGAATGATCACCATCACAATACTCTCCCCCTTGTGACCCAGTATGCATATCAATAACTGCTTGAGTGTTATTATTAGAAGCTTGTGGTTGAATTGAGATTGTTGAAGTTGGCTCTGAGATATCCAGCATCTCGCTTAAACTATTATTGTAGGCTTCGTAAATACCTATCAAATCAGATTTTCTGCTCATATAAATACTTATTAATAAATTATGAATTTTACCAATCTAGCACAGTATATAATTGAATCAAATACTTTAGGGTTAATAGAAGATATTACTATAGCAGGTATAGGTAAGATGAAAGCTAAAACCGATACAGGTAACGAGGCTTATAATGTTCTACATGGAACGAATGTTAAAGTAGAAGATGACTTTGTAGTTTTTGACTGTGAGTCTGGTGCTAGGGTAAAATTACCACTAAAGGAGACTATTAAAGTACATTACGGTAAAGGTAATGTAGATGACAGACCAGTAGCATTGTGTAATTGTGTTGTAAATGGAAAAAGGTACTTTAAGGTACCTTTTTCTATAGCAGACCGATCAAGTAATAGTTATAAAGTTTTACTAGGTCAAGATTTTATAAAATTTAACGGTGGAATGGTCAACGTTAATAAGATAGACTAGATTCTAGTCTTTGCAAATTCTACGAACTTATAAAACTCAGATCGAGAATTATCCGTATCATCTAAAAACGCGCCGGACATTCTAGATGTTCTCATTGTTGAGTCATGCTTAATTCCTCTATTCGAGCAACAAGTATGATTTGCTTCAATGAGAACTGCTACTCCTTTATTTTTATCACAAACCTTATCAATGTATTGATGAATTTGCATAGTTAAATTTTCTTGAACTTGAGGCCTTCTAGAAAACCAATCAACAATTCTATTCAACTTCGAAAGTCCGATTACCTTACCAGTTTTAGATGGTAAATATGCTACGTGAGCATATCCCATGAAAGGAGCGTGGTGATGTGAGCACATTGATACAAGTTTAATGTTATTCTGACACACCATACCGTCATATCCGTCAACATTATCAAACGCAGTAACTTTTGGTGGTGGATTATAACATCCCATTGCTAGATCTGTAACAAAAGCCTTGGCAACTCTATTGGGTGTATCCTGGCTATTAGGGTCATTACGCCAATCAAACCCCAGCGCGTCAAGATAAGCTTCGTACGCTTTTGCGCCCTTATCTACTAGTTCTTGAATCTCTTCTGGTGTTCGCGGATGATTATGGTTAGCGTATTGTAGTTTTTTCATAAAGTTATTTTTTTATTATAATATATAAAAAACAAAAAACAACGTTTTTCACTAAATAAATATATGAGATTTTTAAAAATCTGTGATGATGTATTGAGAACTAAACCGTTACAAAGAGTAAGAATAAAAGTTGATCCTATTTGGGCTGAAAAATTAGGACCGTTGTATAGCCCGTCATATGAAGGTTACATTCTTAAAGAATGTGCAAACTGTAATACCCCCCAATTTAAAGTTTTTATTGTAAATGTTCCTCCAGGCTTTAGTCCTGTGCAGACTGTACCGCAAGATAAAATTGAGGCTATTGAAACTGAAGACTCGGTCGAGGTATCACCAGTAAATTATTCGAAATTAACTCTACTCAAAAAGGCAATTCTAGATAAAGTAACAGAAATGGGTAAAGATAGAGAAGATTCTGATGTTAAGCAGGTGTTACTTTCAAAAGATATAGGATTTATAGAAACTTTTTTACGTCAGATGGGGCTTACAGAAGAAGATTTACTAAACTTATACAGAAAATGTTTTAAAAGGATCTAAATATTTTTATCATGCCACTTAAATCTAAAAAAAATAATTCTAAAAAACTAAGCAAAAAAGATTACGACAAAGACGGTAAAATGGAGACTCCTGAGCAAGAATATAAAGGGGCAAGAGGTAATGCTATTAGAAAAGCAAAGGGTAATGCTAATAAAAAAACAAAAGGTAAAAAGAGCACTCTAAAAGAAAACTTTAACCATTTAATTAATACTATTGTTAAAAAACAATTTGGTTTTAATTAAAAGTCTCCGAGTCCGCCGAATCTACCATTCGCGTTAGTTGAAGCAGGTATTCTGGGTAAATTAAGCATATCTTTAAAATTTTGACCAGCACTAACCCCGTCTTTATCTGCGAATAGACCTTTAGCCCAATCTTTAGTTCTGTCCAAACTCATGCCCGTATCAGGCCTATCAGGCTTTGCAGTAGTATCTTCAGCAGTTTCTTTATTTTTACTATATTTTTTTCTCATATTTTCTAGTGAAAATTTTTGACTATATCTTTTTTCACCTGAAATACTACCAGTCGTAAAAATATCTTTTGCTTTATCTAAATTTAACTCTTCTTTTAAAAATTTCATAAAATTATTTATGTTTTGAGTTGATTCTTTATCATCATACCTTATATTAACGGTATGAAAGGAACTAACAACATGATTGACTACACAAACAAAAACCTCCGACCAAAGACGTTCTTCGCCAAGATTGAACGCGACCGCAACGGGGAGTTTACTGTAAAGCGAGTAAACGTTCTTGAACGTACGAATCAGCATTCACGCTCAATTCGTCGAGTTGACTCACGTGATTTTACACGCGCTATTCGCTCTAACGGCTTGCAAGTAGCTTAAGAAAAATAAATCTTGCGCAAACGGACCAGTGATTATTCGCTGGTCCGTTTCTTTTTATGTTGCTTTTGTTCTTAAGGCGTACTGATCAAAAATAGTATAAGTTGTTAATCTATCTGTTAGTGTTGAGTAATCAATTCTAACAGCTGTTGTAGCTGGGTATGTACTAGCATTTGTTTGAGTTAAATTAACAAAAGACATGTTAAATTTAATTTCTGTTGTTTCAGGTGCTTTTATGACTTCTTTTGGCATATCTTTATTTATGTTGATTTTTTCTTTATTTAATATATAAATAAAGATAGATCTTTGATATTTTGGGGAAGAAAATGGCTTCGATTTATTGTTAAAATTAGAAGTGCATGCCGTGGTTGATCAGTTGGCCACGTTAATAGCTGATCAAAAAACTAAATGCAGAAGACAATACTTCTGACCTCTTAGCTGAGGCCGAGTACATCTTCAACAATGCTGACGAGTTTCTCGCCGGTGTTGAAGATTACGAGTACGCAGCCTAAGAGCCTAGTAGAGGATCCTCTAAATCTACTTTGAAACGCAGAGGTTTTGATGAACTGTTAGAGATCATGGAAAAACTTATACAGAGGTAATGCGGGACCTTTCGCTCGTGTAGGCAGACATAAAACTCGGTTAGTGTAACCAAACAGCCTATTGTCTCTGTTACCGTGAGGTAGCTGAAATGTTAAATATACTCAAGCATGTGAAGAGCTTATAACGTAAACAATAAAGACTCGGGTTCGAATCCCGACTTCTCCACTTTAAGATATTTTTTATCATCATCTTAGGTAGTGTTTATATAAATACATTAAGATGAGGCGCACTAAAGAATACTTAAAGAGCAGGTTTGAAATGGGGGATATTCCTAGTCAAGGAGATTTTACCGATTTTATAGATAGTACCTATAATCTTTATGATGGCGAAGTTGGCGCTACGGGTGAGATTGGCGCTACAGGTGAAATAGGATCGACAGGTTATCAGGGTGCAACAGGTAGTAGGGGAGCTACTGGCGCAACAGGAGCAACTGGTTTGTTAGGGTATAATGGATCAACGGGACATAGAGGTTCAACAGGAGCTACTGGAGCCACAGGTGAGAGTGGATTTACAGGTATTCAAGGTGCTACTGGTCCTGTTTATATGGGTGCAACTGGATCGACAGGAGCTACTGGAGCTACTGGAGCAACGGGTCCAAAAGGTGATCCAGGAACCAGTATAAACATAAAAGGTACTTTACCTCTTATTTTAGATTTAAACAATGTAATTTTACCTATTGAGGGAGATGCATATGTAATTCTTCAAGATGCAAATTTATATGTATATACCAGTACGGGGTGGGTAAATGCTGGTAGAATAGTCG